ACGTTTCTTGCCAGCAGGGGCTGCAGCCTTCTTAGGTTTAATCTTCTTAGCTAACTTGGCTAATAGTGGTGACTCATCCTGTTCAATACAGATAGCTGTAACGTTAGGGTCTTTACTCTGTACGTTACCATAGTTGTCTTCACCTGCAGCCTGATTACCCATGGAGTCCCACACGTAGCCATGCTCATCTACACGATAACCCTTAGCTTCAAGGGCTTCTTGATACTTGTGATAGTACTTCATTACTTGCCCTTCTTAACTGGACGTGCAGGTTTCATATCTGCACCACAGGCTAAGCCACCCTTGTTGTAACCCATCTTCTTAGTCATGCCGCCCTTCATGTAACCCATCTTCTTAGCTACTTCAGGTGCTTCTTTCTTAAGAGCTTTCATACCTTTGTTCATCATAGTCATAATCCTTTTAAGTTAAGTTCTATACTTCGCTGTCTTCTTCGCAACTTTCTTAGGTTGAGCCACATGCTGCTTACCTGCCTTAGCGCCTTTTCTTTTTGCTCTACTTGTAGCGGCATACTCACTACTGCTAAGAGACTTAATAGCCTTAGCAGGTAAGTAACGTTCACCAGTAGCATTAGAGCCTTGCGTGGAAGGCTTACCGCTCTTAGTACGCCAGTTCTGCTTTGTCCACTTCTTAAGACTTTTTTGACTTTTTGCTACTGCCATCCGCTTTAGCCTTTGCTGTTTTACTTAGATCTTTATAGTGAAGTAACTTCTTAGAAGCCTTAGACATACGAGCACCTGTCATAACAGTACCATCTGAATGCTTGTGTGTCTTACCACTATAGAGAGTACCATCCCTAAGGTAATGCTTAACACCCTTCATGACTTGTAGCCCCCACCCTTAGCTTTGTATTGCTTAGCTACCATCTGAGCCTTACGTGCTGACCACTGTCCAGGCTTTCCACCCTTACCACCAGCCTTTACTTTAGCTACGAGGTTCTTACGCATAGTAGGCTTAGTGTAGTTACCTGCAGCGTTGACTGTACTCTTACTCTTCTTTTGCATTGTTAAACACTCTTACTAATTTGATGACACTGAGGCATAGCATATACACCCTGCTGCATCATATTAGCAGCTACCTGTTTAGTCTCATTAACACAAGACTCTTTACTGTAGAACACATCAGGCTTAGCTACTATCTGACATGACATAGCTGAAGGATTAGCACACATTAATATGATACCTACCCACATGCTAAGCTACAATAAAGTCAACTATCTGACCGTCAGGCTTACGTAGCTTATTAGGGTCAGGGTTATAGGCGTACATCTGATTAACTAACTTCAAGTCCTCTACAGGTGTGTCAGGCGTAACTAGGTTAGGCTCTGGCTTCTCTTCTACGTTATTCCTGTGTGACCTATCTTTATCAGCTTTCTCAAACACGATGTTCTCATGTGTCTGAAAAGGCATACTAGGTAGAGTCATATGAGATATAAGAGTCATAGCTACCACTTTACTTTATCAGCCCAGTATGCTGCGCTAGTCTTGCCTTTAGCAATGTTCTTAGCATGGCGAGCTTTAAAAGACTTCTTACGTGCTTTCTCTCCTGCTGACTTAGGGTTTTTACCTGCACCACTAACTCCTTGCTGACCAAAACGTATAGTCTTAATAGTATCACCCTCTTTAGCTACAACTACGTGTGACTTAGTAGGGTGATCAGGAGTACGCTTAGGCTTGTTAAAACCTGATACACCAGCACGTTCTAGTCTAGAATCTCTAGCCATAGGACTACCTTTAACTTTTAACTTTTCTGCCTGTTCTACGAGAACTAGAATATGTCATAGTCTTCTTAGCTGCATCTCTTTCAGTTTGTTGCATCTTTGGTTCGTGAACACCTTTAACGACAGCACCTTTAAAAGAAGGGTCAAGTTTTTTCATAGTCCTATCAAAAGCGGTCTGGGTTATTTCACCCTTCCCTAATTGTTTACGAAGCTTGGCTTTAAGAGTTTTTATATCTTTAAGTAACTGAGTCGCTTGTTTTTGATCACGATTCTTTGGTCTTGCTGTTGAATTATTTGCTGGCATTTTTAGCTCCTTACTATTTCTTACCTGCTTTATTACTAACCTAATATGTTAATATCTCTTGTAATCTCTATCTGCCATATTCACGTTCCCTATCAGGGTCTAGTACATCATTACGAGATAACATGCCTTCTAAGTACATAGCTCTCTCTACGTGATCTAAAGTGTACCTCACACCAGTGTCAGCCTCTATTGCAGCACGTACATAGAATACATCACTACGAGGGATATGAATACGGCGTATACGTTTGGCACTACCGTCAGCTAACGCAGAGTAAAACTCTTCTAATATATTATCGTCTGCATATAGTTGTACAGGTTTAGAAGGCATTGTCAACACTTTTCTTAATAAAAGAAAGGTACGTGTCGCAAACTACATGTTAGGAGAGAGGAGACATGAGGAGAGTGTACACATATGTTTTGTGACACGTACCAATAGTGCAACACTTATATTTATACAAGTTTATGTGTGTTACATATGGATAGTGTACAAACTATAAAGAAGGGTGTCAACCCCTATAGTTAAACTCTCTAAGTTAAACTCTTCCTATGTCCAGTAACCTTATTAACACACTTTTTATATAGTTAAACTATTTATTATTTATTACTTGTATTAAGTTTAACTTAAATGTTTAACTCTGTCTACTACTACTACGTAGTTATACTCCACAGAACATACGTGTCAATCCCTAAAATGCACGTACCCAGGATAATGTTACTAATTATTACAGCTTTGTAACAATGTGTGATGTAAATGCACCACTTTTATAGATATAGGTCTGTATTACTGACATAATATGCCAAACCTAAAATACCCGTGCGTGTAGTTGTGTATATATACGTACCCCCTACCCCGCCATGGCCCTCGCACCCCCCTCGTTTTGACTGGTATTGTGCTGAATCAGGGGTGTCAGACTACCTAAGCTGTTGATTTTGTTACGTTCTATAACTGATGTATCCACAATAAATGGCTAAAAGAGGCGTTTTTGTAGGCAGTTTCAAAACTGTGATCACAAATCAAAGAAGGATGCACAAAACGCCAAACCATATCCCCTCTCTTGTGATCACAAATATGATACCCCCTAAAATCAAAACCCTTTCGTGATGTATAATAGAAAACGCGCGGGTAGTATTACATCCGCGAGGCAGCGATTTAAGCTACAGCCCACAAAAGCAACAACATTATCCAACAAAAACATACGGTTATAAAATAATTAGGGTAAATCGTAAAAAAGTTATGGACATTCAGAAACAATTCGTGCCAATCTTGTTACATCGAAAGCGACAAGGCGAAACGCACAAGGTTAAGACCTAGCACAAGCCAGCGTCCTAGACGATCAAGCCGCATAGAAGAGCCGCATAGAATACTAAGACCAAATATAAATACCGACTAAAAATAAGACCAAATAAAAGACTTGACTAGCTAAACCGAATCAGCCCACGATAGGGCAAGACAAAAGAGACTAAACGTTATTTGACATATCCCGTTAGATCGGGCCTTGCACTACGACAATGCGGTAGTGGAATCCTTGCTAGGATATAGGCACATAGACAAGCGCATTCATGTTGGATGATAGGATTGACACTCCTTAATTCTGACTAGACCGATAAACACACGGCGTATACATGCGATAATTGCGCTCGTGGTCTCTTCTGAATAGGGGGGTTTGGCTCAAAGGGTGCGTGTGATCATAAACGTAGCACGGTTTATTAGATATAGCTAGGATAGGCATGTCCAGGATTGTGCCTATCTCGTGGTGTATCTAACCAATCACCAGTACAAATATAACCTCATAAACAGCATAAAAAAACTTTCTTGACAGGTAGGCGCTTCTGTGCCTACTCTCTGGATAGTTTAACACAGAAGGATTGACCAGATGACTCAATATGTACGCAACATCCTAAAACTATACCGCCAAGCGTCAAACGATGACACGATCAATGGCGTTGAATGGTACGCTAGGGCAGAACGTGTGGCGGTACAAATCGCTGACACTCACAAGCTACCCGTCAACACTGTGATCGGTGTCATGGCTGCGCTATCGCCTAACAATAGGTGGGAACGTAACTGCAAAGACACTGACACCATGTGCGCTGCATGGCAGAGTGGCGACAGCTTGGATGACTTCAAGGTGTCATCCTATAACACGATGAAACAAAAAGCGTGGTCTATTCTACAGGATGACTTGATTGATGATGATGACATTCTGACACGCTTGAACGGGCAGAAGATACGCTCATTCTACTCTAACATCCGTGGACTGGACGAAGTGACTATAGATGGACACGCTCTTAATATTGCTCGTGGTCAACGTGAGGGCTTGACCTCTGATAAGACTAACATGGGCAAGCGTCAATATCGTGAATTACAGATGGCGTATGTCAAAGCTGCCAAGCGTGTGAAGGTAAAGCCGCATGTGCTACAGGCTATCACTTGGACTACATGGAAACGCGTCCACAACATATAAATCAAGAAGGATATAGAACAATGGCAAAGATAGACTTCAACAATATTGTGGTGCGTCATAACGGACGCCACATATCCATCGCCCAGCATTGGACCCGCCATTCTGAGGGTGACTTTCTAAACGCACAAGAGATTGCAGACGTTGGTGAACTGTATAACGATGACTATGACCCTATCAGATTTGATGACACTATTGATGGACTTATCAATGCACTGCAAGCAGTTAAACAGGAGATAGAACAATGACATTTGATAAAGAACAGACAGATCTTGAACAGATGGCTACACTCATGAGTTTAGACACAAGCAAGATTGCTACACTGCAAGGCATGAAAGTGTCACTGATAGGCTACAACAGCAAAGCAAGATCAAAGTACCCTTGGGTTATTCAAAACTTGTCAACAGCGAAGGAGTATATTCTTGATGATGACACAGCCAAGCGTTTGTTTGGTAACAGAGAAGGGGTAGACCTATGACAAACCATAACGTAGATAAATATGTGCTAAGCCTGTATGACTTCACAGGTGAGGCGCTTGTACCTTGGGCAGAGGCTGGCTACAGCTGTATCGCCTTTGATATTCAACACGATAACACAGTCACTGATGTGTTTGGTAGTGGTGGCAGCATCAAGTATGTCAAAGCTGACTTGCATGATCAGAGCACACTCAACAGGATAGCTGTACAGTTTCAGTTTGAGGACGTTGTGTTTGGCATGGCCTTCCCTGTCTGCACTGACATGGCTGTATCAGGTGCGGCACACTTCAAGCGCAAGGCAGAGCGTGATCCTGAGTTTCAGAACAAGGCAGTAAGTTACGCTAAGATATGTGCTCAGATGTTCAATGAGCTAGGTGTGCCTTACTTCATAGAAAACCCTGTCAGTGTGTTGGCTACTAAGTGGCGCAAGCCTGACCATAGCTTCCACCCTTATGAGTATGGCGGCTACATCCATGACGATCATGCAGAACATCCCCGCTGGCCTGAGTACATTGCAGCCAAGGATGCCTACCCTAAAAAGACATGCCTGTGGACAGGCAACGGCTTTACTATGCCGTGGACAGATCCAGTACAGCCTGAGCAGGGCCACAGTAGGCAACACCTAAAGCTGGGCGGTAAGTCTATGAAGACTAAGAACATACGCAGCGCAACGCCTCGTGGCTTCGCTCGAGCAGTATATGAGTTCAATGCAGTTAGTTCAGCGTAAATATAAATGGATTGTGTACGGTGATGACGGTAAGATAATCGTCATCACTTCACACAAAGCTGTAGCTATCGCTTACGCAAGGAGACAAGACAGATGTACTACGTTGAAACAAAGCTAGTGTTCAGAGTAGAACACGAAGAAAATGCATCGCAGTTATGGTGGGTGCAAGAAGCAATAGACGGATGGCTTGAAGGTGAAGAAGAAGTTGTATATGTGAAGCTAGAAAATATAGTTAACGAAGGAGTGAAACAATGACTATATGGAACGACAATTACTTTAACAAGGAGATGGCGTAATGACACGAGAAGAGTTCTTTGATGCCCTATGGCAGATGGTCAAGGATACAGACGTAGACTATCAAGAATTACTTGACGATGACGGTGAGGGTGGCGTATACATCAGGTTCACCAATGTAATAGTAGAAGAGGAGATGGCGTAATGCAATTAACAATCAACACAAAGGCTTTCCCTGATGCAGATCCTGAAATGTTACAAGAAATGCTTGGCGTATTACCCTATTGGGTACGTGAGTACATCTTGTTAGGCACAGACATGGATATTGTAGGGTTTATGACTGAGCGCTACGGCTTTGGTAGCTTGTATGAGTTCAAGGGTAGTGTATCAGATGATGGTACATACATCCATCCAGAAGATCCTGACATGCCCTACGTAGGTAAGATGAACACGCCCAACGGCAACGTGTACTTCTATGAGTACGCTATGCTTGCACTGCCCCTGCCTGACGGTAAATACTTTGTAACAAGGATGGACTAAAATGTATACACTAGAGCTAACATCAAGCCAAGTGCTGATGATGAAGGATATGATAGAGTGTGACATGGATTTGTCTTCTCATGAAGCACCTGACTATGATAGCATTGATCTAATGCAATACTACCTTGATCGTGCCCAGGTATTGCAAAAAGTAAAGGAGCTAGTAGCATCATGATTCGCATCATATTGACAAGCACTAAGACTAACAAAGAAATATGCTATCACACTGTGCAGCGCATGGATGAAGCAGAACGCCATGCGGAAGTGTATAGCCGCATGGAAGGTATTAAAGTAGAAGTGTTGCAGAATTGTCACGTGACATAATGGTAACATTGACGCAGCTTAACACAACGACTAATCTATAAATGTCTAAACAAGGAGAAACAGACATGACTAACACACAAAACACTAAAATCCTGGCTCACCTACGTGCAACCAAGGGTCTAACCCTGCGTGAGGCTATGCTGGACTACAGCATTCAGTCATTCACCAAGCGTATCTCTGAGCTACGCAAGTCAGGCTATCGCATTGATGGCGTGAAGGGTAAGCACCCTGTGACTGGTCAGCAGTACACACGCTACGTTTTAATTGAGGAGACAGTATAATGACTAAGACACTTAAAACAGAACTCACTCGTGACGAGGTAAAGATACTCTTGGAAGTGTACACCTGTATGGATAGCATGATAGAGGATTCAATGGAGATGATGGATGTTCGCCTGTCACAACTCAGTGACCTGCGTGATAAGTCTTGGGCATTGAAAAATATGTTTGACTTCCGTCCTCCTGCAAGAGAGGATGGTAACCCTAATCACTGGAAGCCTTATGTGTTACCTGATGATCCAACCGCTTGGTACTATGATGAAGGAGACAGTTAATGATTGCAAGTAAAGCTATAAAAGTCTACGCAAGTGTAGGTCAGCCTGATGGTGAGTATGTCACCACAGTGTTCAGCGCAGATGATGCGATAAAGGTTCGAGCCAAACTGTTCAAACGCACAGGCATACGCCGTGTAATATTCAAGACAGTAAAAGAGAAAGAGCTTGCATCATACACCAATAATGAGGTACACCAGTTATGAAAGTATATGCATTCAATACTACTAACCTTATGCCAGCCTCAGATTACTACCACAAACTATTGAGGCAGATTGATGACGCATACTGGAACGGTGGAACGGTTAAGGCATTAGAGCTTACAGCTAAGGACGTTAAGGAACATGTAGATAGGGGTGAAGTATGGTATCCTACATTTTAATGCATGCCCTGCCACTAACAGTAGTGACTGTTTACTTAGCAGGGTTCTTGTACCTCTGGTACGCTAACGTAAAAGGAGACTAACATGAATATCCCCAAGGCTTCATCAACACTACAGGAAGTCATTGATTTTTATAGTAAATCTGCTGTATTTGGTCGTCTGGCAGGTTCTACACAGAAAGATTATGACATCCATCTTGCTGCCGTATCTGGCACAGTGGTTGAGGGTAAGGCTCTTGGGGATTATCGCCATAAGAATATCAAGGTACGTCATCTAACTCAGGCTTATGAGGAGTGGCTGTCTGTCGGGGTTCGGACAGCTAACTACCGCAAGTCTGTGCTATCTACTGCGTGGAGGCACTCAATGAGACATGACGTAATGACGCATGATCCTGTAGCTCTGGTACAAACCAGGTCTGGTCAACCACGGCGTGTACTGTGGAGCCGTGATCAAGTGCAGTCATTCCTTGCAACAGCTTATGGTGACTTCCGCTGGCGCAGCATTGGTCTGATTGTCCACATGGCATATGATTGGGGGCAGCGTGTTGGTGACATGCGCCTTCTCAAGTGGGATAAGCTAGACTTAACCCAGTGCCGCTTGGACTTGACACAGAGTAAGCGCAACGCAGAGATACATTTACCTATCTCAACAGGGTTGTGCGATATGCTGCGCCAGCAGAAGGAAGACTTTGGGTTTCAAGAATATGTAGCGCCCCGTATAAAGCCACGCGCTAATGCGTACTCGCCCTATGACAAACTAGAAATAAGCTATCTTATCAATGACGTACTAAAGGAAGCTAATCTACCTACCACACTGACAGCTATGGACTTACGGCGTACAGCAGTGACAGAGATGATGGAGGGTGGGGTAGACTTAGCAGGTATCATGCAGGTGACGGGCCACAAGAACGTGGCATCCATCAAGCCTTACATGGTCAACACATTCAGTGGTGCATCCAAGGCACTATCAGCTAGAGGAAACGATGACGATGAACATTCGTAGTTACGTTGAAGCCCTAAACCTACACGATGGTGACACCTATCGTAATAACTGCCCTGAGTGCAAGGGTAAGGGTACATTCACAGCCATGAACGATGGTGGCACAATGAAGTATAACTGCTACAAGCTAGGCTGTCGGGTGGGTGGCATCTATGAGACAGACATGACAGCAGCAGAGATTATTATGCGTATGAGACCACCGCCTGAGAGAGGCACAGAAGAGGCTGAGACCATGGAAATACCTGCTTACCTAGTCAACCCTACCTTTGAGCATACCAAGCACAAGGATTTTGTTTTGCGCTGGGGTATCCGCAACTATCCTGGCTTGATGTACGATGTTAAACAGGAGCGTGTTGTGTTTCCTATACACTACCGTGGACGTTTGATTGATGCAGTGGGACGTGCAGTAGGTAAGCGCACCATGCCTAAGTGGTATCGCTATACTGGTGAGGCTGATTACTTCACAGTGGGCAGTGGGGATGTCGTATTAATTGTAGAAGATGTCGTTTCTGCAGTAGTTGCAAGCCAGCTGCTACCTAACATCACAGCCTTGGCTATCCTTGGTACATCACTATCCACTAAACACATGGATAAGGTGGGTGAGTATCGAAAGGTAGCCATAGCCCTTGATCCTGATGCCATGGATAAAACTTTACAGTTCAGAAGAGAGATTGAGCTATGGACAGGCGTTGATACAGTTGCTATGAAGCTGTATGATGATATAAAATATAAAGTGCCTGATGATATTAAACTACTAAAGGAAGTATGCAGATGATTAAAGATCATATTAAGTGGGAGGCTGTTGACGAGCTATTTAAGCTGCCAGAACAAAAGTTTAGAGACATTAAACAGCTTTGGGTGCTAGAGTTTTTCTGCCCTATGGATGGTACAATAACGCAATGTTTTATTAAGCAGGGCGAGGCAGTAAAAGAGTATCATTATCGTTATGGGCATCATTACATGGATGACGTAGGGCCACCTAATCTTTATAAAGCAGAGAGACCTGAACAGGGAACAGTTTGGCAATGGGAGAGATTAACATGATTGAAGCAACTTACATTGAGCATATGGGATCTGACCTGTCTGTAGTAAATGCTGCTAGAGTAAGCTTTGGTAAAAAGAGTGAGCTTGAATGCATAGATATGGTTAAGGGTAAGTATATACTTTCACACAAGGACGATAAACTAATCCAATACCTAGCCAAGCACAAGCACATCAGCCCCTTTGGGCATTGCTTTGCATCCTTCCATGTCAAGGCTCCAGTCTTTGTAGCACGGCAGCTAGTCAAGCATAAGTTCCTACGCTGGAATGAGATTAGCCGTAGGTATGTGGACAGTGAGCCTGAGTTCTACACACCTACAGAATGGCGTGGGCGTAGCGAAGATAAGAAGCAGGGGTCTACGGGGATTGTAAAGGTAAGGGGTAGTGTACCTGTAGGTAGAGCTATGTATGCTTGTATTGATGCATATCAGGGTTTACTTAAAGCAGGTGTATGCCCAGAGCAAGCACGTATGGTACTGCCACAGTCTATGATGACTGAGTGGTACTGGTCAGGTAGCTTGGATGCCTTCGCTGACATGTGTAACCTACGCTGTAAGCCTGACACACAAGCAGAGACACGAGTGGTAGCACAACAGATTGACCGTAAGATGATTGAGCTATTCCCTGTATCTTGGGATGCGCTGACGGAGGATGATGATGACTGATGATGAGTGGCCCTTAGAGGCAGACTTCACAGATGTTAGACCTATGACACCAGAGGAGCGCAAGGCTGCTCAAGAACGTGACGCAAAGAATGGGAAGAGCAATGATAAAGAGTGAATGGAATCGACTAATAAAAGAACGTGAAGACTTTAAGGAGAGTGTATTGTCAGAGCATACATCAGACATCGTGAATGAACCTACACACTATGCACGGTGGGACATTGAGCCTATCACATACATCATGCGTAATGGCTTTGACTTCTGGCGTGGCAACATTGTTAAGTATGCCAGTCGTGCAGGCTACAAGATGTATGAGGGTAAGACGCAGTTACAAAGTGAGATCATTGACTTAGAGAAAGTTCAACGCTATTGTCAGATGCGTATCAATCAACTTAATGGAGAGGAGAAGCTATGATACCTATAGGTCAACTAAGATTATTACTCACTAAGGCTGGTCTAGAGTTTGTCATCACTCGTGTTGATGGTAACGTGGCACACGTAAATATTCTTGTAGGAGATCAACCAGATGTACACAGTTGAGTTTGAATCAGATGCTTCTGTAATCACAACACTTGATCAGCATGATGAACATGAAGACGTTGAGGTTATACTAGGTGATGATGGTGTTGTATTTATGAGACAGTATGAACCAGAAATGGACGCTTATCAAATGTTAATCATGAGCAGCCAACAATTATTAGATATTATAGCTGCATACAATAGCAAAGAAGGGGCGTATTACTTGGAGTTAAGACATGAGCGATGAAGGTTTGTACTTTTTGATTGGATCTTTATCCATTTATGTGTTAGCCGTACCACTACTATATCACATGGTAGAGCCAGAAGATCCTGAGGAGAATAATTCTGGCCCTATTAGATTTGCACTCATGTGGCCTCTAGTGGCCCTTGAGGTTATATACCGTATAATTGTAGGAGAGAATAACAATGATGGAACTGGCTCTTATTAAAACGTTACTTGACCGTGACTTTTATAACCAACACAAGGGTATTCGTTGCCCCGACAAGATCTTTAGTAAGGATGTACGCAAGATTAAGCAAGCACTAGATAGCGCCATGGAAACATACGATGGCAGCATGAATGTGCAGGACTTGCAGGCTGTGTTCAACCGTATGAACCAGAGCATGACCACCGCCACACGTACAGCATATGATGCACTCTTTCGCCGCATAGATATTGCGGAGCCTATCAAGGAAGAGATAGCACAGGACACACTGTCACATTTATTTCAGCAGCACGTTGGGGATGTTGTGGCTAACCTGGGTTTTGACTACGTGAATGGCACAGAGAATAGCCTTGAGCCACTGCGTCAGCTACTTGAGGAATACAAGAATGACTTTACGCCTAACCTGCGTGTTGACTGGGAAGATGATGACCTTGATACAATCCTAGATGCTACCGCCCTTGAGTCACGTTGGTCATTCAACATACCTACCCTAGCCCGTAAGGTAGAGGGTGTCAGTGGTGGTCACCTTGTTGTGGTAGGCGCACGTCCCAACACAGGTAAGACATCCTTCCACGCCTCTCTTATCGCAGCTGATGGTGGCTTCGCTCATCAAGGCGCACGTTGTATTATCCTCTGCAATGAGGAAGCATACACACGAGTAGCGTCACGTTACGTCAGTGCCTCTGCTAATATGACAATGAAGGAAGTAAGAGAGAACCAAGCCCTAGCACGTATGCGCTATGAGCCTGTGCGTAAGAACATCATGTTCAAGGAAAGCACAGGTAAGGGTATGGCATGGGTTGAGTCTGTTGTTAAACAGGAGAAGCCTGATGTTGTTGTTTTAGACATGGGTGACAAGTTCTCTGACATGAAGAGTGAGCGCAGTGACATTACCCTCAAGGCTGCAGCTATCCATGCCCGTAACATTGCTAAACAGTATGACTGTTGTGTGATATGGATGTCACAGTTAAGCGCAGAGGCAGAGGGTAGGACAGATCCTAACCAGTCTATGATGGAAGGCAGCAAGACAGGCAAGGCTGCAGAAGCAGACCTTATGGTACTTATTGGTAAGGCTGCTCAAGTTGAGGGGCAGGACGAAGATCCAGTACGCTATCTTAACCTTGCCAAGAACAAACTAAACGGGTATCAGGGAAAGATTACTTGTGTGCTAGATGGATCACGTTCTATCTACACGGCTTAGGAGATAGACATGAGACTAGTATTAGACGTTGAGAACAGTGTGACTTGGAGGGATGGCAAGATCTTTAACGATCCCTTTGAGCCTACCAACACGCTGACTCAGGTTGGCATGGTCAATGCTGACAATCACGAAGAGTTACATACTGTAACATTAGATCACAATGAAGCTAAGGATACATCAGGTGCAGGCCGTGCATTGATACAGAGTGTTCTTGACATGACAACCTTGCTCATCATGCACAACGCTAGGCATGACTTAATGTGGCTGTGGGAAAGTGGCTTCACCTATGATGGCCATATCTATGACACCATGCTTGCAGAGTATTTACTTCTACGTGGGCAGAAGGATGCTATCTCTCTTAGCGCCTGTGCCATACGCCGTGACCTTGCTGAGCAAAAGGAAGACTACCTGTCTACATGTATCAAGAAAGGTATCAACACAAATGAAACTGATCTCAGTAAGCTTAGCCTTTATCTTAGGGCTGACCTGCTCACAACTAGTGAGTTGTTCCACTCTATCGAAGCAGACTACGCTACCCCAGAAAGTAAGTCCCTTCACACAGTCAGAGATGTTACCTTCGATACCTGCAAGACCCTCACCAGAATGTACATGTCAGGAATCAGGGTGGATCTTGAAGAACTAGAAAAAGTTAGAAAGCAGTTTGAGGATGAACGATCAGAGCTAGAGACACGACTTCAAACTAAGGTGCGTGAGCTTATGGGTGACACGCCTATCAATATCAACTCACCAGAGCAGATGTCTCAGGTTGTGTTTAGTGTTCGTATGAATAACAAGAAGGAATGGGCTGGACTGTTTGAGTTCACCAACACACCCGCTGAATTTCGCTCAGCAGTAAACTCCAACAGCCATCCTATCTATCGTACCAAGGCATTCACTTGCCCTACCTGTGAGGGTTTAGGCAAGACATACAAGACCAAGAAGGATGGCACTAAGTTTGCTAAGCCCAACAAGTGCAAGGACTGTGACACTCGTGGGTTCCAGCTTACTCAGACACAACAGATTGCTGGGTTGCGGTTCTCTGCACCTAGTAAGAAGTGGGTCAGTGCCAATGGGTTCAGTACAAGTAAAGATAAGCTGACACTCCTGATCGGTACAGCCAAGACACACAACAAGGATGAGGCTGTTTCATTCCTGCAAGACTACCTACGCTTCTCTGCTATCAGCAGCTATCTGTCTACGTTTGTGGATGGCATAGGTATTTACTCAAAGGATGATGGTTTCTTACACGCCACGCTCACTCAGAGTGTGACAGCTACTGGACGTTTCAGTGGTAAGGAACCTAACATGCAGAACATGCCACGTGGGGGTACATTCCCTGTTAAGCGTGTGTTTGTGTCTCGCTGGGATGGTGGTTACATATGTGAGTCTGACTTTGCCCAGCTTGAGTTTAGGGCGGCAGCATTCTTGTCACAGGATGAGACTGCTATTGAGGAGATTAACACAGGCTTTGATGTACACAGTTACACAGCCAAGGTTATCTCTGATGCAGGCCAGCCTACAACGCGCCAGCAAGCCAAGGAACATACCTTCGCTCCTCTCTTCGGGGCTACAGGATATGGTAGAAGTAAGGCAGAGGAGGCCTACTACATTCAATTCATTGATAAGTATAAGGGGATTGCAGCATGGCATAAGAACTTAGGTGAGGAGGCAATGCGCTTCAATAAGATTACTAACGTATCAGGCAGGCAGTACGCTTTCCCTGACATATCTCGTAGGTCAAACGGGAGTGTAACACACTTCACTATGATCAAGAACTATCCAGTGCAGGGCTTTGCAACAGGTGATGTTGTACCTGTCGTGCTTAATGAGATGTACAGGCGTCTTGAGCCTATGCAATCCTGTCTGGTAAATACTGTACATGACTCAACAGTTATTGATATACACCCTGATGAAGTAGATCAGGTATTAGGTATGGTAAATGATATGAATGAGGGCTTGACTGATCTAGTTGAGTCAGTGTATGGAGTAAGAATGAATGTACCACTATTATTAGAAGCTAAAATCGGGCCAAACTGGCTTGACACAGTGGATGTATGATGTATAACTAGGTACTCTTTGACTCTATTAAAAGGATATAGAAATGAGCAATGAACTACAAATCGCAGCAGATCGTGGACAGTCTATGGCTGAGCTTATGGGTGTGTCTTCCGCACCAGCACAGCAGGCTACACCATCTATCGCACGTGTCGGTATGATCCACCAGCCTATCATGGGTGAGGTTGAGTTTAACGGTAAGACAATCAAGACAGAGGTTGTACCAATCGGTGCTTTCACTCTAGTCCAGGGTGACGATAAGGTATACAGCAATGGTATTACCCTACGTATATTTGCTCAACGTAATCAGTGGCAGCGCTGGAACAGTGAGACAGAGGAGATGGAGAAGTCTATCATGTCTAACTCACTCAACGGTGACATGAAGGATAGCGTTGGTGGGTTTAACTTGGGGCGTCCTACTGGATACATTGAAGACTTCCAGTCACTACCTGAGGCTACCAAACAGATCATGCGTACAGTCAAGCGTGTCAAGGTATTCTTTGCCACAGTCACACTAGACAACCCTATCAATGACAAGGGTGAGCCTGTGACAGGTAACTTTACTGATGTGCCTGTGGTCATGGATGTTAAGAACCGTGACTCACTCAAGAGTATTGATGCTGTACTGAATGGCTTGAACCGTAAGAATCTCTTACCTATCATGTCTACCATTAAAATGATGGGTGTAGAGGATAGTATTCCTACAGGTGCTAAGTTTGGTAGGATTGAAGCCAAGCTAGGTAGTAGCGTTGATCTGTCTGACAGTGACAATGATACACTAAAAGACTTCATTGATCTTGTTGAGTACATGAATGGCAAGGTTCTGGATCTACATAATGAGCGTAGCAATAAGGGTATGTCTGCCTCTGATGAGGCTATGGTTAATGACATTCTCAACAACGACTTCATTGAGGTGGAATAATGAATCATCCAGCAGAACTAATGGTCTTCAACTTCTTACAGAAGGCCATGGCTGGTGAAGCAACAATGACGGAGGCGGTAACCAAACAGGTTGCCGCTGACGTTGAGGCAGCTATGGACAAGCAGTTCAACTCAGGCCCACGTGATAACTTCCGACTGCGTATGTCTAACATTGGTAAGCCTAAGTGCCAGCTATGGTTTGAGAAGAATGATCCAGAGGGTAAGACGCCCTTCCCGCCACACTTCCTAATGAATATGATCCTTGGTGATATTGTTGAGGCTGTGTTCAAGGGACTGCTACGTGCAGCAGGAGTAGACTTCAAAGACAATGACAAGGTTGTACTTAACCTGCCTAACGGTCAGAAGATCAAGGGTGAGTATGACATGGAGTTGGATGGGCGTATTGATGATGTTAAGTCTGCATCACCTTGGTCATACGATAACAAGTTTGCATCCTTTGAGACACTCTCTCAGGGTGACAGCTTTGGGTACGTGGCACAGCTTGTGGGCTACGCAGAGGCCGCTGGAAAGGATGTAGGTGGCTGGTGGGCAGTGAACAAGGCTAATGGTCACTTCAAGTACGTAGACGCCTCTGAGGTGGACAGGGAAGCCGTGCTGGCTGACATCCAAGCCTTAGCTGATTACATAGATAACGATGAACCGTTTGAGCGTTGCTATGAACCAGTAGAAGAGACATTCTACCGTAAGAAGACAGGCAACTGGGTGTTACCATCATCATGTAAGTTCTGTAGC